AAAGTGCATAGGTATTTTCCAGACTTCTGGATTCAAGTATTGAATAACAAAGGTATTAAAGAAGGTATTCTAATAGAAGTCAAACCTAAAGCACAAACAACTGCACCTAAAAAGAAATCACGTATAACAAAAAGATATCTACGAGAAGTTTACACATATGGTGTAAATGAAGCAAAGTGGAAGGCCGCAACTGAATATTGTAAAGATAGAGGTTGGAAGTTTCAAATTTTGACTGAAGATCACATCTTTGGCAATAAATAATAGTATGGCTGAAAGAGAAAAATCGTTTCTTGAAAAACTCAAGGATGCGTTAAACAAAAGTCAAGGCAATGTAAAAACAAGAAACGCAAGAGATTGGTTTCAGAGAAAAGCCAGGGCATTAAAATCAGAATTAAGAAGTAAGTTTACGAAAGTTGATACTGCTGATGAATTCTATCAGAGATCAAAAAAGACAAGCAAACGTAACATTGGACCTGGGTCCATGTTTGCATATTTTTATGATCCAAAATATAAGAAAGAATTAAAATACTATGATAGATTTCCTCTTGTTCTTGTATTTGATTTTAAGCCAAATGGTTTCATTGGGTGTAATATGCACTATCTACCTCCTCTCTTGAGAGCAAAGTTAATGGATGAGATCGATAAAGCACGAGGTATTAATTGGAAAGCATTGTCAAGAATTAAAGAAGTAAAACCAACAGTCAAAAGATATTTGTACAAACACATAAGTTCTAAGGTCGTTGAGATTGCAGATGATGAAAGAGAAATAGCATTGTTTCTACCTACAGAACGTTTTAAGAAAGAAAGCAAACTCGTAGTTTGGGGGCATAGTAGGAGTATGATCAAATGATAGATATAGGAAAATTAACAGACCTTACAAATTTTAATCCTGTACCAGTAAATAGGTACATAGCAAAAGTATATTGTCCTATCGTTTCAAGTATTGACACACAAACACTGGCTATGACGGTAGAAAGTGCAGAACTTCCAGGTAAAACAATCACTACGAGTGAATCAAGATTATATGGACCTATAAGAAAAATACCTTATAATCTAGGTTTTATAGATACGACATTTACATTTATGTGTTCAGATGCTTTTATAGTAGAAAAAAGATTTTTTGATAAATGGGCAGATCATATTATTAATCCTAATACTTTTGATGTAGAGTATCATGATAGTTTAGTAGGAAATATCAATCTACAATTATTGGATAATCATAATGAAGTGATGTACGAAGTAGACTACTTAGAAGTTTTTCCTATAAACGTAAGTGCTATGAACTTAGGATTTGCTCAAATGAATGATTATGCTAAATTTTCAGTAACATTTTCATATAGAAAATGGAAGGCGAAAGATATTGAATTTAATACCCCCTCTCAGCAATCATTAAATCCTGCTGATAGACTAGGGTAATTATAATTTGTGACACAGGCTAACAAGGAGATATTATGGCTTTACCGGTGCTTAATGCACCAACTTATGAATTGACTCTTACATCATCTGGAGAAACGATACGCTATCGTCCTTTCTTGGTGAAAGAAGAAAAAATTTTGTTGATGGCATTAGAGAGTGGTGATGATAAAGAAATGATGAGATCTATGAAACAAATCATTTCAAGTTGTGTGATGAATGAGATAAACGTTGAAAAGTTACCTCTATTCGATATACAATATTTGTTTTTAAATATAAGAAGTCAATCAGTAGGAGAGACTTCTCGATTAAGATTTAAACATCCTGATGAAACAAACTCAAACGGTGAGACTTGCACACATATTCAAGATGTTGAAATAAATCTAAAAGAAATAAAACCAGAAGCAATAGACGGTCACACAAAAAAAATTGATTTGGCAGATGATATTGGTGTGACTATGACTTATCCTGGTTTTGATATGTATGATAAAATTATTGCACTTCAAGATGAAACTGCTTTAGATGTAATATTTGATATTGTATCAAGCAGTATAGAGATGATTTACAAAGGTGAAGAAGTTTTTTATGCCGATGATCATACAAAAGAAGAATTGCTAGAATTTTTAAATAGTTTGAGTTCTCTTCAATTTAACAGAATAAGAAGTTTTTTTCAAACTATGCCTTACTTGAGATATGAATTTGATTATACTTGTGATAAATGCGGTTGTTCAGAGCATGTAACATTAGCGGGTATTGAAGATTTTTTCGCATAAGCCTGTGTCACGAAAATCTTCAAAATCATTACATGACTAACTTTAATCTTATGCAACATCACAAATATAGTTTAACAGAGTTAGACAATATGATGCCGTTTGAAAGAGAAATTTATGTACAATTATTGATAAATCATATTAGAGAAGAAAACGAAAGGTTGAGAGACCAACAAAATCAGAGATAAAATGGCTAGAAAATCACTAGGTAAAATGGAGTTCGCACAATTAATTGATAGTTTGAAAGAACAAAATCAAAATCAATTAGAGGCTCAGCAACAAACGACAAAAAGCATTCAAGATCTTACAGCATATTTTTTTCAACAAGATAGAGAAGAGGCTAGAAGAAGACTTGAAGATCAAATGGAAACAAGAAAAGATGCTGAACAAGTTACGACAAAGGGTAAAGGTCTAAAAGGTGTTGTGGACGCAACAAAAGGTGCTTTAAGAGGTAAAGGTCTTATGGGTGTCTTTAGTAATTTTCTAGCAACAGGATTATTAGGTTCAGCCGGTGCAGGTCTCTTTAGATCGGCAATAGGTGCAATTAAATTTAATTCTGGATTTGGAATGAAAATTGGTAAACTTTTTACAGGTGCTTTAGTTTTACCAAGTCTCTGGCAGTCAATTAGTGCAGGTATAGATGAATATGGTAAAAGTGGAGATATAAGCGATTCTTTAGCAAAAGCGGCCACTACATTTTTTAAAGACGATCCTGTTACAAGTGCAGGATTAGGAGCATTAGCAGGTTTTACTTTTGCAGGACCTAAAGGTGCAATTGCTGGTGCGTTATTAGGCGGTGCAGTGAGTGCATTAAGTGCTGGTATTGGTAAAGAAGGTACAGGAAATCTTATCAGTAGCATTGGAGACTTCTTTACTGGGCCTGCTGGTATGGCGGCACTCGCTGGAATTTATGGTGGTAAAGCCTTAATGAAACAGAAAATCGTAAAAGGTAAAGGTTTAAGATTGTTTGGCGCAAGAGGCATGAGAGTAGGGTTAGCCGCCATGATAATTGGTCCTGTATTAGGAGCAATCGAAAAAGGTATGAAACCATCCGAAGAGGATGCTGGTATATCAGGTAAAATAAGCAAGTTTTTATTTTCAACAGATCATGGCACATCAGTTGCAGATGCGGCATTAACTGGAATTGGTTTGGCGGCACTTGGACCATTTGGTATACCAGGTATGATCGCTGGAGGTGTATTAGGTATAGCATATGCATCTATTAATAAAGGTCTCAAAGAAAAAGGTGAAGCAGACCTATTAACTAAAACATCCGAATCACTTGGAAGTTTTTTTACGAAACTTGATTTAGGTTTATCAGCATTGATTGGTGGTGATGAAAAAGCACAAGAAATGCTTGATCAAATACAATTTAAAGAAGGAAGACAAGATGCATTGGATGCGTTATTTTCACAAGATGCATCAGGTAATCTACGAAAAAACTTTGAACAATTTAGAACTGATCAAGGTTTAGGTTATGACTCGTCCAAAGGCACAAGTGATGCCGAACAAACATATCAAGCACAATTAAAATACCTACAGTCTACTCAAGCAGGTACAGATTTGAAAATTGTGAAACAAGATAGCACTGGTAAATTATATTTTGATGATAAGGCTTTGGGTGATTTGTTTAAATATAAAGATGGATTATTTGGAAAAGTTAGAAGTGTAAATAGAGATACATTAGATGCCATCAATTCTCTAGTTCAAAATATAGCAATAGAAAAAGGTGTTTCGATTACAGAAGGTCGCAGGGCTCATGGGGGACTAAATCCAGATTTAGAAATGGCTATGTTAGCGATGGATGAAAATAGAGCATCAGCAATTGATGTTACACAAAACGCAAGAGGTGCCCAAGTATATCGTAAACCAACACTTGCTCTTGTAGCAGAAAAACCAGGTTCCGCAGAATATATTATGAGTGATAGAAATCTTGCAAGATTAGCAGAGACTATTGCAACTCAAAGAGAAAATCAAACTATGACTTCTATGATTCCTATTATGATGGGACAAGGTGGAGGAGGAACATCTATGCCAGTCATCAATAACTCATACTCATATCAAAACACGGAAAATACCGTGAGAGAAATGCCTACCACCAGTTCTCTAAACATGATGACGGCACTGGCATAGATGTTTTTATAGATTACTCGTTGGCTAGTTTAGCAAAGTACGACATCTCTTCATCTTCTTCACCAGTAGTTTCACCAGTATAATCTTCAGCCGTAGTTGGCTTCTCAGTTGGTGTTGTAGATGGCTCAGCGGTTTTATACATCTGGGTCACCTTTGGTGAATCAAGACCAAGAACAGTATTCAATCGTTCTTGAAGTTCCTCGAAAGTTTTGAAATTTGAATCATCAGTAAATTCATTCAATTTATATTGTGTCTTCCAAATTCTTTCGAGTTCAGCCTCATCTTCTACAAGTTGTGCAGGTTTTTCAAACTCACTCTTATCATAATTTTGATAACCTTCAACTTTACGAATCTTCAACTTGAAGTTCGCACCCTCCCAGAAATCAAATGGATTCACTGGAGTTTCATCTTCAAACTCTGGGTTCATCAAGTCGTTGATCTTATCAAAAATTTTCTTACCATACTTGTAGAGAAAAACTTTACCTTCGTTTTGAGGGTTCTTTGGATCACTCACAACATAGATGTTAGAGAAGTATGTCAATCTTCTCTTTTGCTTACGAGCAATTTCTTTGTTGGCTTCAATACCAGAGTTCCAAAGAGTTCGATTGTACTCTGAAACAGGATCTTTCTTACCGATTGTAGTCAAAGAGTTTTCAATATACCATTGTCCTGTAGGACCTTGAAAACCATGATTGAATACTCTCGCCCAAGGAACATCTTCACCGTCACATGGAGGAAGGAAACGAATGACGGCATAACCATTACCAGACTTATCGACTTCTGCTTTCCAGATTCGATCATCTGTATAGTTCTTTGTTTCTGTTTCGGGATTGTTTACTTTGTTGATTTCATCATTTAACTTTTTCATGAAATCATTGCGGGACTTTTTTAGATTTGCAAACGACATATTACTCCTTATTTCGTTATATTAAAGTATTAAGTTTAAAAGACACATTGTAACACATATATTACGATATGTCAAGTTTCTTTCGTAGTATTGTACGAAATTTCGTCTTATCCACCTCCAAGAATGGAGAATACTTTTGCACCTTTTTACGAAATTCTGGCCAGACTATTTTTTCTTTAATCTGTTTATTCCATCTAGGTACAAAATTAACAACATCATTAATAATTATAAAAGTCTCAATCATAATATATTTAGCAAGACACATTTTTAACAAAATGGGATGCTGACCACTTTCGACTTTAAATAGATCATCAAATTGATGCTCATTCAAAAGTTTATCAATATCATTTGAAAACATATATGATAAACTTTGAATTCTTTTTTGCCAATCTTTATATAAAAGTTCGGCTTGTTCTGTTAAGGCATCTTCAATATATAATGTTTCATTCTCTACAAAATTCGCAACAAAAAATTTTATGATTTCATCATCGTTATAGTTTTTTGCCAGTTTTGCGAATAGAAAATTATCTTTTCTTTTA